CCTGTAGATAGCAACGGCAAGCCAACATTTATCCCCCGCCCCGATGCGGCAGCAGCATGGTTAAGGAACCCGATATGAAAAACGAAGAATTAGGTAACCACATCAAGAAACTTGTAGACAACTACAAGGAACGAGAAGGCATTACGACACGGGCTAACGAGCAACAGGTAGGTGGCGCACACTACGCAGTCAAAGCCATTCAGCCGTGGGACTACATTATTGCAAACGACCTTGGCTATCTTGAAGGTAATGTTGTAAAGTACGTATCCCGTTGGAAAGACAAGGGCGGTATCGAAGACTTAAAAAAAGCACAGCACTACTTGCAGAAGTTAATTGAAGTCACGGAGAAAGCTAATGGATGACGAAGACCTGCGCGACTTGTTTGCGGGTATGGCGTTGCAAGGATTGGCTAGTAGAGGTGTCATGGATGGGAGTGAACCGCGTGTTGCTACGTGGTGTTATGTCCTAGCCGATGCAATGATCGAAGCCAAGTACGCAACACCCGAAGTAGGTATTGCCGCAGTTAAAAAACCACGTAAAACCAAGGAACAACTATGATCTACAGAACACTAACGGACAAAGAACTCATCCACGCCGCTGACAACGACCCACCCTCAAAAGAGTTGCAACAAGAACTGGCTAACCGCCTGTGGGATGCGCTGCACAGAATGCGCGAAGGGGAAGCACGTGGCACTAACCCCTGAGGGTAAGGTTAAGGCGCGGGTCAGGCGCATGTTAGACGCAGCCAGTGTGTACCACTTCATGCCCGCCACAGGTGGGTATGGTCGCTCAGGCGTGCCTGATCTTGTCGGGTGTTGCAACGGCAAGTTCTTTGCTATCGAATGCAAGGCGGGTAAAGGCAAGACCACAGCCCTGCAAGAAAACGAATTGCGCAAGATCAAAGAAGCAGGTGGCATCGCCTTGGTCATCAACGAAGACAACATCATGGATGTGAGTTTGATATGGACATAGTTGTGCTCGACTTTGAAACGTATTACGACAACGCCTACAGCCTAAGCAAGATGACCACGGAAGAGTACATCCACGACCTTCGATTTGAAGTGATCGGCTTTGCCTATAGGCGCAACGATGAGCCTACCGTGTGGGTGTCAGGGCGCAACGAGTCCGAGGTGAGCTATGTTCTTGATTCAATTGATTGGGCTAACACCGCGCTTGTGGCGCACAACGCAGCGTTTGATGCGGGCATACTGGCGTTCAGGTACAACATTCACCCCAAGGTCCTTATAGACACCCTGAGCATGGGGCGTGCAGCCTTGGGTGTAGATGCGAGCGTATCCCTTGCAAGTATGTCCACGCACTACAAGGTGGGCGTAAAAGGCACGGAAGTGCTAGATGCTAAAGGCAAGCACATAGAAGATTTCACCCCACTAGAGCTAGTTTATTACGGCAACTACTGCGTCAATGATGTGATCCTAGCCCGTGCAATCTTTGATCGCATGATGGATGATGGCTTTCCACAGCCGGAACTTAAGCTCATTGATATGACCATCAGGATGTTTACCCGCCCCCTGCTTGAGCTTGATGTAGCCATGCTCAATGTGCACTTGGTCGAGGTCAAAGAGTCTAAGCGCACGCACTTGATTAACACGCTCAAAGCGGTCGGGCGTGATGACCTAGCAGCGGTAGCCATCGTGGGTGGCACGGATCACGAACACGTGCAGAAAGCCCTGCGATCCAGTGCGCAGTTTGCAGCCATGCTAGAGGGGCTAGGCGTGGATGCACCGATGAAGGTAAGCCCCACTACGGGCAAGCCTACGTTCGCCTTTGCTAAGACCGATGAGGGGTTCCGTGCATTGCTTGAGCATGACGATGTGCGGGTGCAGATTGTGTGCGCAGCACGGCTTGGGCTTAAATCCACGCTTGAGGAAACCCGCACCCAACGCTTCATCAGTATGGGTGGGCGTGGCAATCTTGCAATCCCCCTGCGCTATGCAGGTGCGAGAACCTACCGATGGTCGGGCGCTGACAGCGTGAACCTACAGAACCTACCACGCAAGTCCAAGATTAAAGAGGCTATCCGTGCACCTGAAGGCTACACCATCGTGGGTGCGGACTTATCCAACATCGAACTACGTGTGGGTTTGTGGTTAGCCGGGCAGATGGATAAGCTGCGTGCCTTGGGTGAGGGGCGTGATCTGTACAAAGATTTCGCATCTACGGTGTTTGGTGTGCCCTACGACGAGGTGACAGACGATCAGCGGTTCATCGGCAAGACCTCGCAACTATCCTTAATTTACGGGGTCGGGGCTAAAAAGCTACGTGCAGCAATCAAGTCGGGGTCAAAGGTTGACATTGGTGAGGCTGAGAGTCAGCGTATCGTGAGCTTATATCGGCAGGAGTATGTGCACGTAAAGGCTGCATGGGATCACGGCGAACGTGCGCTTACCGCAGTGCACCAAAACAAAGAGATGAGCTACGGTAGGCGCGGGCTTGTACAGGTTTTAGGTGAAGAAGGTGTGCGGCTACCCTCTGAATTAGTCCTGCGCTACCCCAAGCTGTGCCGTATCACGGTAGAGGATAAGACCAACTGGGCGTACATCACCCGCAAGGGGCAGGAGTTCATCTACGGAGCTAAATTCTTTCAAGGTGTGGTGCAGTCGCTAGCTAGGTGCGTGATCGGTGAGAGCATGATCCGTATTGATCGGCGTTACCCTACGTTGCTTACCATTCACGATGCGGACTACGTGCTTGCACTTGACAAAGATGTTGAAGCTGCAAAGTCCTTTGTGTATACTGAAATGTGTAAAGCACCGAAGTGGATGCCTGATATACCCTTAAATGCCACAGTTAAATCCGGCAAAACCCTAGCGGAATGTTGATATGGACAAAGCAGTAGCATGGTCGTATTCTGCGCTTAAAACTTTTCAGTCGTGCCCCAAAAAATACTACCACCTGAAAGTTGTTAAAGACGTAAAAGAGTCAGCCTCACAGATCATGCTGTACGGCATTGCGGCGCATAAAGCTGCTGAGTTGTATATCAGAGATGACGTGCCACTGGCATCGCAGTACAGCTATATGCAGGAGCAGCTAGACCGCTTAAAAGCAATTGAGGGTGAGAAGCTGTGTGAGTTGAAGTTTGGGTTGACTGCGGCGATGGAACCCACAGGATTCTTTGCCAAGGATGTGTGGTTGCGTGGTGCGGTTGACCTGCTCATTATCAACCACGACAAAGGCACAGCACGCATGATCGACTACAAGTTTGGTAAATCTAAGAACGCCGATAGCAGTCAGTTGCACCTCATGTCGTTAGCAGTGTTTAAGCTGTACCCGCACGTGAAGTCCGTCAAGGCAGGGTTGTTGTTCTGCCAAGAAGACAAGCTAGTACCCACCAAGTACGCAGCAGTTGATGCACCGACTATGTGGATGGATTGGCTACCAGAAGTGCAGCGCCTTGAGGGTGCGTACAAGCACGGTGTGTGGAACGCAAGCCCATCGGGTTTGTGCCGTGGGTGGTGTCCTGTCACAAGTTGCGAACATTATGAACCACGGAGAACGTAATGCCATACAAGAACAAAGAAGACCGTAATTACAAACGCGAGTATGCGCTGTACCACGGCAAGCCTGAGCAGATCAAAGAACGCGATGAGCGTAACAAAGCTCGTACCACCTTGGTCAAAGCGGGTAAGCTGCGCAAGGGTGATGGCAAGGACGCCGCACACGTGAAGGCTGTCGATAAGGGCGGCTCAATCAAAGACGGTATCAAGGTTGAAGATTCAAATAGCAATCGGTCATTTAAACGTGACTCGAAAGGCAACTTAGTATCAGAAGTTAGCAAGCGCGAACGTAAGAAGAAGTAAATAATCCGTAGACACATAGTGTCTACGCGTAGTTCTCAGACCGTGCACATTGTGCTTTCGGTCTACTTTGCATCGGAGCCGTATGGAAGTCATTGAAAATCGAGCGTTGAAATTACGTCTGCGAAACCCCGCTAGGGTGCTGAACGTCATACCAAAGAGTGCAATTGTTGATGAGGTTGATGGGTTGTACGAAGTGCTAGTGCATTGGGATATAGACACCGCACAGGTGTTAAAGAACCTGAATATCCGCAACGTACCGTCACCCATCATTGCCAAGTACAAGTGGACAGGCACGCGCCCACCCTTCGCGCATCAGAAGCAAACCGCAGCATTTCTCACTCTCAATCGCAGAGCCTTTTGTTTTAACGAACAAGGCACTGCTAAGACTGCTTCCGCTATCTGGGCAGCGGACTACCTGATGAACATAGGGCGCATCAAGCGCGTACTGGTGATCTGCCCTGTGTCGGTTATGCAAGCCACATGGGTAAGTGATTTGTTCTTGTGCGTCATGCACCGCACCGTGTCTATTGCGCATGGTAGCAGTGACAAGCGCAAGAAGATTCTGCAAGCCAATACGGAGTTTGTCATCATCAACTTTGATGGTGTTGCAGTCATACAGAAAGAACTGATGGCATGTGCCTTCGACCTTATCATCATTGACGAAGCCAACGCTGTGAAGACTGCTACGACTGAACGATGGAAGCAAATCAATAAATTAATTCGACCCGACACTTGGGTATGGATGATGACGGGCACACCTGCCTCACAGTCACCGCTTGATGCGTTTGGTTTAGTCAAGATGATGCACCCAAGCACCGCGCCTAGATCGTTTGGTATGTTCCGTGATTCTGTAATGTCTAAGATTACAAACTTCAAATGGATACCCAAGCCTACCGCGATCACTACGGTCAACAATTTGCTACAACCCGCAATACGGTTTACCAAAGAGCAGTGCCTAGACTTGCCCGACATTATCTACACGACTCGCGAAGTGCCGCTCACGCGCCAACAGAAAAAGATGTATGACGATTTGCGCAAGAACCTAGCCGTGCTTGCAGCAGGTGAAATCATCTCTGCGGTCAACGCAGCAGCGGGGCTTAACAAGCTGCTACAGATCAGTTGTGGCGCGGTGTACACCGATGACCACCAGACCGTAGAGCTTGATATACGCCCGCGCTACGATGTGTTGCGCGAAGTAATTGATGACACGCCACACAAGGTGTTGGTCTTCGTGCCCTACACGCACACCATAGAACTACTGCTAGAGAAGCTTGCCGCTGACGGGTATACGGTTGATACCATACATGGGGGCATCACCCCAACAAAACGCGCAGTGGTTATTAAAACGTTTCAAGAGCAAGCGAACCCCAAGGTGCTAGTCATCCAACCACAAGCAGCCTCCCACGGGATTACCCTACATGCGGCAAACACTATTGTGTGGTGGGGTCCAATCATGTCGTATGAAACCTACGCACAAGCCAATGCGCGTATCCACCGCGCAGGGCAAAAGAACAAGTGCTTGGTCGTAAAACTACAGGGTAGTCCCGTAGAGGTGCAGCGTTACAAGGCACTTGATAATTGTGAAGATACTAATGTAAGCTTACTAGCCCTATACGAGGAGATCATCAATAGCTAACACTTGACAATGTAAATATAAACAATTACTATAGCTACTCACTGGAGAATCACATGGACATAACCGCAGACAAAATGGTTAAAGCATATATAAAAATGCGTGACCACAGATCAGCACTAAAGGCGCAGTACGAGGATGAAGACGCTAGCGTTAAAGATCAGATGGCGTTTATTGAGACCGAGTTACTAGAGTTGTGCAAGACCGTTGGCACAGACGGACTAAAGACACAGTTTGGCACGGTATCACGTTCAGTCAAAACCCGCTATGACGCAACAGATTGGGAAGCGATGCACAAGTTTATCCTTGCGCAAAGCGCACCTGACTTGCTTGAGCGGCGTGTCGCACAACGTGCAATGAAAGAGTTTATTGAAAACAACCCTGAGCTTATGCCGCCCGGTTTGAATGTCACAAGCCAGTACGCCATAACCATCACACGGAGTCGCAAGTGATGCTAGAACGCCCTATGACGACCACGCAGGTCGCACACGCAATGAACATAAGCAAGACCACTGTTGCAAACCTAGCAAAGAAAGCCGTAAACCCACTACCGTCAATTCGCATTGGCAAGCATTACCGTTTCTTTTTAAGTGACGTACGAAAGTATTTTGGCATTCCCGCCGACAAACTTGTAGAATCTATTTCCCAACCAACAGGAGTTACACATGAGTGATCTCAGTCTTTTTAATCCGGCGAAGCTACCCGCATACCTGAAAGGTATTACGATGGATGAAACCACCCGCAATTTGATGGGTGGTGGCGGCTCAATACCCCGCATTTCTATTCGTGGCGGCGTGTTTCGTAAGATTGTGAACGGCGAAGAAGTCATGCAGAACGACGACCGCGCTATGAACATTATCATTGTTAAGAGCGCCTCAAACGTACACCGCACGTTCTACGCAGGTACGTACAAAGAAGGTGAGAACGCCGCACCTGATTGTTGGTCATCAAACAACGAAACACCTGATGTTATTGTGCGCAATCCGCAAAGCCCGAAGTGCGCCACATGCCCACAGAACATCAAAGGTTCAGGTCAGGGCGATAGCCGTGCATGCCGCTTTACACGCCGCCTTGCTGTCGTGCTTGATAACGACATTGCAGGTGATGTGTTGCAACTCGCACTACCCGCACAGTCTATTTTTGGTAAGGGCGAGAAAGGTAAGCTGCCCCTTGAGGCATACGTTAAGTTTCTTGCAGGGCATAACCTGCCTGTAACGGCTGTGGTGACTGAGATGCGTTTTGACACCAACTCAGCAACACCTAAGCTGACGTTCAAACCTGTGCGCCCACTTGAGCAAGACGAGTACACCGCTGTAAC